ATTAGGCCACCGATGGCACATACGCGCATGGCTCATATACCTGCTGTATTGCCTCGTCCGGATGTCACGCATCCGGACTCATTAATAGATGGAATTGCCAAGCGTATGGCGTATAACCCACCGCCATACCAACGAGGGCTGAGGAAACGATTCAGAAGATTCGTTAAGAAGTGGGTGCAGAAGAACTTAAAACCTATTGAACATAACGATGATCTGGGATTTGAAGAATGGTTGGAAACAACCAATTATCCTGGATGGCGTAAAGATGAACTAAGAAAAACGTGGAATGATATTCTTGAGAAGGACTCCTTTTGGATTTTGGAGAAGGACAGATTGCATGAAAATGCTGATGTCAAATTATTTTGTAAAGAGGAGAACTATCCCGAGTATAAATTACCTAGAGGGATCTGGGCTCGAGTTGATGAATTCAAGGATATTTCCGGCCCGTTTTTCAAAAGAATAGAGAAAGAATTATTTAAATTACCATACTTTATAAAGAAAGTACCTAAACATCAAAGACCACAGTACATAAAAGATTTAATAGAACGAAGTAATCTCAAATATATATGTACAGACTTCACATCCTTTGAGTCGTTGTTTACAACAGACATGATGATGGATTGTGAGGCTATTCTATATAAATATATGAGTTCCAAAAATTTGTTAATGCAACGATTATGTAGAATGATACTGTTGGTACTCACTGGAGATAATGTGTGTGGTAATAAGTATTTCAAAGTAGCAGTTGACGCCAAACGTATGTCAGGCGAAATGAATACTTCTCTCGGAAATGGTTTTAGTAATCTAATGTTCTTGTTATTTGCATTTCATGAATATAACATTGGATTTACCGGCCCTATAGTGGAGGGCGACGATGGGCTTGCTGGTGTGGATGGTGACATACCAGCTCAATATTTTACAGATATGGGACTGAATGTTAAATTGGAAGTAAAAGAAAACATTGGTGAGGCCAGTTTCTGCGGCATTGTAGCAGATATGCAAGAACTCATTAACATTACAGAACCATTACAACATTTATGTTTTGTTCCTTGGGTATCTCGAAGATATACCTTTTGTGGAGATGAAGCTTTCTACGGGTTAATCAAGAGTAAGGCGTTGAGTTTGGCCTACGAATATCCAGGTTGTCCAATATTAGATAAATATTCTAGGAAATTATTAGGTCTCCTAGCTAAATGGAAAGTCAAGCACGATAAAACAGATAGCTGGAAATATCGAATTGCATTAGAAGCTGAAAGGGCGATGAATTCTGGGTCTTTTCCACAACGAACGACCGGTCCGTGTACACGGGTTCTTATGGAGAAGGTTTTTGGAATACCCGTTTCCGCTCAGTTACTTTTCGAGAAAGCCATTGACGAGATGACTTTAGAAAAACTAGATTTCGAACCAATATACTCCTTAATCCCCGATTGTTGGGTTCGTAATTATAGAAAATATGCATATGAATGGACAAATCAAGAGATGTTTGACATTAAGAGGCCACTCTTCCCCTTCGGGGAAAACGAAATAAAATTTAAACTATTTCAACTAAGTGGACATAAAATTAAAACGATGAATAAAACTTTATCGAAAGCAGAATACAAAAAACTGAATTCCCGGAATTTTTCTGGGTTAACTCAGAAACAAGTCGATCAGAAGTATGCTGAGTACTTACTGAGAAAACGCGACAAGAATCAGCGAGTTGCTAAACTCAAGGGGCCGGTGCCAGCACCCAAAGCTAAATATGGCGCCAATTCAAAACGAAATCCAAAACCAACTATTTCAAAGACTTCTCTTTCTAGTTGCGTCTTGGCTTATGCTCAAGCTACAATCGATCCTTTTAATACCAATGTTAAGGACCCTTGTATACCTGATCAAATCTCAGCACCAAGTTTCAAATTCAACACTACTGTGATGGCCAATATGGTCATAGGAACTGAAGGAGTAGGATATGCTGTTTTACAACCTGCGACTGCTATTGTTAATGACAACGGGACGCCGGCCGGAAAACTAGACTATCCCTTAATA